TCAGCCAATCTTGCAGCCCCAGAAGGACGTGTGGTCAGCGGCGAAGTAGCCGTCCGCGACCCGGAAATACCCCTGCAGCTCGACGGTATCTCCAGCAGTCAGCGGCACCATGGTCTGCAGCCAGATCGCGGTGGCGAGCGAGACGTGGGTGGCGGAGATTTCGCCGAGGGAGCCGCGGATTTCGGTGGTGCCGTTGAGCACCAGCCGTCCACGCATGCGTGCCGTGGTGCTGGCGTTGATCTTGTAGAGCAGCGTCGCGCCGAAAAGGTAGGTGCCGTCGACCGGCGCCACGAAATGATTGTTTGCGGCGTCGAACGCGCCCTGATCGTTGGTGTCGGTGTTGTTGATGCCGATCTTCGTCCAGGTGTCGACACCGACATAGTTGTCGAAGTTGGTGTAAGCCTTGAACCGCGGCAGACGGGGCTGGTCGACGATGCCGGTGGCGTTGTCGACGCTGAGCCCGTCGAAGAAGGTGCTGCCGTCGGCGGACACCGCGAGGCGGAACCGGTCCGAGCCGAAGAGCCCGACCAGCGCCTTTGTCACGAAGTTGGTCTGGAGCGTCAGCCCGAGATCGTCGGCGGCGGTCTCCTTGTTCATCGTGTAGAACAGATCGCCGGTCCCGCCCTCAGCCACGGTCTTCGCCGTCCAGAGCGCGGCGTTGAGCTTGGCCGAGAACGGGTTCGATGCATCCGCCGTGGTGCCGAGCCCCAGCAGCGAAAGGTTCTGCAGCGCGGCCGGGGTGGTGCCGATCCAGCCCGCGCCGTCATAGACCAGCAGCAGGCCCTCGTCCTCGACCCACGCCCGCCAGCCGGTTCTCGGCGGCAGGCGCAGCCAGGCGCCGTCTGTCCAGAGGGCGATGTTCAGGTCCCAGCCCGCCCAGTCGCCCGTCGCACCCGAGGCGACGATGTAGCGGTCGCCGTCGGCACGGCTTCCGATCGGCGAAGTCAGGTCGCGGTCGAGAACCGAGAGCTGGACGAGCCCATCGAGCAGCCGCAGCGCCTCGTTGTGGGTGACGTGCTTCTGGGCCTGTGCCGCGAGGATGTAGGGCAGCAGAAGATGGGTCGTGGCGTCGGACATGGGCGGTCTCCAGAACGAAGAACGCCGCCTGCATGGCAGGCGGCGGATGAAGAGGCGGCGATTTGAGGTGGCAGGCTACCCGCGCTCGGGCGTCTCCGCCGGAATGGCCGAGAAAACCGGATCGGGCTTCGGCGCGTCCCACTTCGCGGTCATCGCGGCCCAGCGATCGATCTCGGCTCGGAAGGCGGGATCGTCGATGCGCAGATGGAAGGTGTAGAGCCGATCCACGATCTCGCGCATCAGCGCGCGCATCTCGTCGTCATTGATCCGCGCGACCTCTGACCAGGGGATGCGTCTGCCCGTGGCATCCTCGACGACAACGTCGCTGCCATCACCCGTGTAGGAAACGGGCGTCAGACCGGCATGCAGGGTCTCAAGCTGCGTGTTGCGTACACAGGCTACGGCCATCACTCTGGCAAGCTGGGCGGCAATCCGGTCTTCGTCTTCAGGGCGCATGACTCAAGCCTACGCCGGAGGGCGTGTGCCCTGCCAGAACTCATTGCGCCACTTCAGAAGGTCAGCGTGACGGTTTTCGGCGCGCCCCGCCCGACGAGGGCGGAGAGCTGGAAGATGCGGATCGTGAGGTTGTCGCCGGGGCCGAGCGGCGCGCCCCAGTCGGCGGTCTGCGGGGCAGCGGCGTAGAGCGCGCTGGTGGTGGCCGTGCTCAGGATCCGCTTCACGGCAGCGCCGTCGAGGATTTCGACCTCGTAGGCTTCCAGTTCCTCGGCCAGCGGCACCTCGACCGCGCCCCAGTTGTCGGCCGCGAGCGCGCGGGACCGGCGCGCCCAGCGGATCGTCAGATCGCCGGGCGTTCGCGGCCTGCGCCATGGCTGATCGACATGGGCGACGGAGAACGGCCGCAGTCCGACGCCTTCGGGCGTCAAGGCCTGCGCGACGTAGGTCTCGTCGCTGACCGGGCGGCTCGCCGGACCGATGCGCCAGTTCCACGGCAACTCGAGATCGGCCTCGGCAATCGGCAGGGACGCGAGGCTATCGTCGAGCACCACCACGCGCGCGCCCGCAGGTGCCGGATTGCCCATCGCGCCCTCGGTGCCGCGCTGGCCGCGCAGCAGGCGGGTCAGGCGATAGCGGCCCGGCGCCAGCAATTCGGCCGCGCCCGCCTGCACGATCTCCCAGACGCCCGGCGCACTCTCGATGGCCAGCGCGTTCGCCCCGCCGAACAGCGTCAGGTCGGTGACGCTCTTGAGCGTGCCCGAGATGAGATCGACGACCAATACATTGCCTATGTCGAAGCGCGAGACCGGGCCGGGCCAGAAGTCGGAGACCAGCGCGCCGATCCGCGCCCGGCCGCCAAAGGTGGTCAGCAACTCGAAGCCATCGGTCGAGGGGCTGCGGTAGACGGCCATCTCGCCCGGCCATGGCACGGCATGGGCCGCAATGAGCGGCCGATGCGCGGGCCGGTCCTCGCTGATCTGCGGCAGGTCCATCAGCACCGCCACGGGCGGGCCGAACACGACGGCCCTTGTGAGCGCCGAGGTCCGGGCCAGTCCGGGCGGCAGATCGTAGGCCTCGCGGTCCTGGCGCACTGCCTCGATGCCGCGTGCATCAGTGTCGGCGATCGAGACGAGGCGCAGGTCGACCAGCCGCCCGTCATGTTCGAGCGCCACGACATCCGCCGGGTCGAGCGCGAGGCGCGAGGGCGGCAGACGGAACGCGGTGCCCTCGCGGCCCACCCACGCCTCCATCAGCGCCCGGCGGGCGCGGCGCTCGGCCTCCTCGGGCGGCACCGCCATGGGGAAGGACTCGGAGGCGATCCGCGTCGAGTCCACGGTGATCCGCCGCGCCTCGACGACGGCGGCGTCGTAATCCTCGTCGGCCCGCGCGACCTGCCATTTCAGCGCCTGCGGCAGTTCGGTCTCCTGGCCCCGGGTCAGTTCCAGCACATCGCCGTCGCGGGGGGCTACCAGATCGTCGGGCGCGATGGTGGCGACCGCCGCCCGCCCGCGCATGATGAACCGGATCACGCCCTCGGTCTCGACGGCATCGAACCCGAAATGCCGGGCGAGCGGGGCGATCGAGGCGCGCGGACTTTCCAGCGCGGTGATGACGTAGCCCTCGACCGCGCCCCAGAGGCCGGAGACGTCGATCATGGCCTCGGGCATTCCGGCGCGCAGGCAGAGGTGACGGACGAGGGCCGCGAGCGAGACCGCGCCGAGCCGCCCGGTCAGCCAGTGGCCGAGTCGCCAGTTCGCACCGTCCGTCCAGACGTCGCCGAGTTCGGGAAAGAACGGATAGGGCCGCGCGTCCCAGGTCCAGGCGGCGCATTCGGGCACATGCACCATCTGCGCACCATAGACCGGCGACACCGGGTTGTTCGCGGCCTCGCCCCACCAGAGCCAGGTCGCCTCGAGATACGCCCGCTGGATCGCGTCGTCGCGCCAGCCCCGCGAGAAATGCGGCGTGACGCTCTCCGAGGACTTCGGGTCGACGAAGACGTTCGGCTGGTTCGTGCCCCGGTCGATGGCGGGGCAGCCGAGCTCGGTGAACCAGATCGGTCTGGATTGCGGCGTCCATGCCGTCGGCGTCGTGCTCTCCACCCCGCCCGGGCGGTCGAAGTGCGGGTTCGACCACCAGGCGCGCAGATCCTTGTAGCGGAACACCCATGGCTTGCCGTTCGGCGGGTCGCTCGGACCAGTGGCGCTCCCCGCCTCACCCCCATCTCTGATGGGCGTGCGGATCTGCGCGGACCGGTCAGCGGCGCTGGCGTAGAACCACTCAAACCCTTCGCCGCCTGCGATGTTTCCCTGCAGATACGCCCGGTCGTAGATCGCGGGCCAGCCCTCCTGCGCATCGGCATGTGTGAACCCGTCGCGCCAGTCGGAGAGCGGCATGTAATTATCGATGCCGACGAAATCGATCTCCGGATCGGCCCAGAGCGGATCGAGATGAAAGAACACGTCGCCGCTGCCGTCGGCAGGCTGGTGGCCGAAATATTCCGACCAGTCGGCGGCGTAGCCGAGGCTCACACCGGCCCCGAGGATCGTGCGCACGTCGGTCGCGAGCATCTGAAATTCCTGCACGGCCGGATAGCTCGCAGCACCGTCCCGGACCTGAGTGAGACCGCGCATCTCCGAGCCGATCAGGAAGGCGTCGACCCCGCCCGCCGCCGCGCAGAGATGGGCGTAATGCAGCACCATGCGGCGCAGACCCCAGTCATCGGCCGGGCCGGTATAGCTCACCGCTTCTCCCGCAACCGCGAAATCGCCGACCGCCGCCTCCCCGAAGAGCGCCGAAACCTGCGCCGCCGCGGTCGCCGTCTTGTCCACCGTCCCGACAAAGCCCGCCGCCGGGGCGACGGTGATGCGCCCGCGCCACGGGAAGGCGGGCTGGCCGATCCCGGCGGCGTTGTCGGAATAGGGGTTTGGCAGGCTGTTGCCGGGGGGCACATCCATCAGGATGAACGGATAAAAGGTGACGCGCAGCCCGCGCGCCTTCATCTCCCGGATGGCCTGCACCACCGAGAAATCCGCCGGCGTGCCGCCGAAATTGGGACGATCCTCGGTATCACGGCTGACGAGATGCGCATTGGCTCGGGCCACGCCGTTCACGCTCCATGTCTTCGGCACTGTCGTCTTCGCCGCCAGTTCGACGCCCGGCCTGATCCGGGCCTCGCCTGCGCGCAGATCGTCGCCGAACCACGCCACCACTAGGCTCACGCTCTCGACGGCGGGCGCGCTGGCCTGCAGCCGGTCGAGGGCCACCACCATGTCGGCGGTGTCGGCGAGCGCGTGCAGGTTGTCGGGATCCGAGGAATCGCCGCCGCCCTTGCGGATGCCTTGCGTGGCATAGACGAACTCGCCCGAGGCCGGGATCATGGTGACGGCGCGGGTCAGCCCCTCGGCGGTGTCGGGATCGGCCAGCGGCCGGAACACCTCGAAGGAGAGCTGCGGCAGCCGGTTGCCAAAGGCCGACAGCGCAAGCTCCTCGAAGACGACATAGGCCGTGCCGCGATACGCGGGCGTTTGGTCTGCCCCCATCTTCGCCGTGATGAACGGATCGGGCAGTTGCGCCTCGTCGCCCGGATGCCAGCGCCAGGTGACGCCCGAGAGGTCCATCGGCTTGCCGTCTGCCCAGATGCGGCCGATGCCGGTAATGGGGCCCTCCGAGAGCGCCACGGCAAACGATGCGAAGTAGAGGAATTCCGTGGACTTGACCTTCGGCGCGCCGCCCTTGCCGCCGCCCTGGCTGCTGGTCCTGGTCTCCTCGCGAAAATCCGTCGCCCAGATGATGTTGCCGCCGATCCGCATGCGCCCGAAGAGGCGCGGGATCACCGCGCCTTCGGTCGCAGAGGTGATGCGCAGGCTGTCGAGCCGCTGGCCCTCGATGCGCTGGGTGGGCGCGAGCGACGAGACGATGAAGCTGTCGACCACCGAGCCGAGGGTGGAGCCGACAAAGCCGCCGATCGTCGCGGCACTGACGCCGAGGATCGCGCCGCCGAAGCTGCCGCCGATGGCGGCGCCAGCGGCGCCGAGGACAAGCGTTGCCATAGTGTTCTCTCAGCGTTGGGGAAAGAGGAAGGCGAAGGCGATGCGGCGTGCCCAAGTTGGCGTGAGCGGTTCCTCGATCACGCCGAGCCGCTCACAGGCGTGCAGAAAACTGTTGGGCCCGGTAAGGATGCCGACATGCTTGGCGATGGCGCGCGGCATCATCCGGAACAGCACCAATGCGCCGGGACCGGCGTCGCACGGGGTAATCTCGATCATCATCGCCCGCGCGCCTTCCGCCAGCACCTCGCGCGGGCCCGTCTCACCCCAATCCCGGCTGTAGGGCGGAATCGGGAACGGCTCGGGGCCAACGACCTCGCGCCAGACGCCGCGCGCGAGCCCGAGGCAGTCGCAGCCGACGCCCTTGAGCCTCGCCTGGTCGTGATAGGGCGTGCCCAGCCAGCCGCGTGCTGCGGCGATGACGCGCCCGGGATCGGCGGCGTTCACAGCACCGACCCCTCGTGCCCGCCTGACGTGGAGGCGTAGCGCAGGATGGTGTCCTGCCCCGGGATGTGCTGGAAGCCGCGAAAGTTCACGACATTGCCGAATTTCTCCGCGCAGGTCTCGATGCGCTTGTCACAGCCCGCGCGCGCGATGAAGCCGTCGCCCTCGGCGATGGCGCGCACCGGGGCTTCCAGCAGGGTGAGAATGGCGACGCCGGGGGTCACATCGTGACCCAGCACCTCCGTCTTGCGCCCGGCATTGGCCCCGCTGGTCCATTCAACGGTTCCGAAAGCGAACCAGCCCGGTGCGAAGCCGCCAAGACCGGAGGCGGTGAAGGCACGGTCGCGCAGAAGATCAAGGACAGCGCCCACGCCCCTGAAGGCCGGATCCTCGAGATCGACACCGCAGCGCGCATCGCCGAGTTCCGCGTCACAACTCGCCTGGAATATCCGCCCGACCGTCTGGCCCAGCACATGGGCGAGGCTGCGCACCTCCGCGACGAAGGCGAGCCGCCCGCGCCGGATCTGGCCGATGGCGCCGCGCCGCATCAGCACGCGCTGGGAGGTCGCGGCCCAGTTCACCCGCCAGACTTCCACCTCGGCGTTGTCCCAGCGGCCGTCGAGGATGTCGGTCTCGGTGATGCGGTCCGAGGTCAGCACACCCTCGGCGTCCTGCGCATCGACCGACAGGTCCGATCCCGAGCGCACCTCGGAGGCCGTCAGGCCACTCTCGGGCTCGAAGTCCGTGCCGTCGAAAGACAACGTGCGATCATGATCGGTGAAACCGAAGCTCGCGCCATCGGCGCGGGTGATCCGCCAGCACCAGGCGAGCGTGGTTGTGCCCTCGTCGAGATGGGCCTGCAGCTCTGGCGCAAGGGTCTTCATCGGCAGGTCCCCGTCATGCGATCATCGAGATCGGCGATCCAGTCCGCCCAATCGGGGGGCACTTCCGCGACGGTCTCGGCGGGCGGCCGGGCGAGCCGCGCTTCGGCATAGGAGGCACAGCCCGCGTCACCAGCGCCCATCGTTGTCGCGCAGCCGGTCAGCAGGATCGCCAGCGCCGCGACCGTCGCGAACCGCCGCGCGCCCGCGCCCCACGCGCTGGCTCTTGTCTTCCATTGCATCGCGTTCCGCCTCCCGTTTGCCATCACGCTTGCCTGTCATCCGGCCCCAGACCCGGCCGAGGACGACGCCCCCGACAGCACCCAGAGCCGCGACCAGCCAGATCAGAATGTCAGCCATCCTCCCGCTCCCCGCGCGCCGCGGCGACGCAGAGGCCGACGACCGGGACGCCAAGGCTGCCGCCCACGACCACACCTGCGAGGAACTCAAGCATCGCCTTGAAACCCCCGCTCGATCCGGTCACGCAGGCCGATCAGGCCCAGACCGAGGAACATCAGCCCTGCGGGCGAGGCGTCGCCGCTGCCGGCCAGCAGCGCGACCAGTTGGGAAAGCTCGCCGAGCGGGCCGGTGGCGGGCAGCGCGAGGGAGGCAATGCCGGTGAGCATGGCGAGCAGTCCCGCCCACCAGGTGAGCGAGGTCGGTCGGAAATAGCGCATGGGGATCAGGTCCTCCGGATCAGGGTGGAAAAGAACGCCGCCAGCCGGGCGAGCCATCCGGTCGGCGGGATGGGTTCAGGCGGGACGGTCGGTTTGGCTGGTGCGGCCTCGACGGAGAGTTCCGTTGGCACGGGTTGCGGGCGCAGCAGCGCCAGCGCTTGCGTCTCGCTCAGCCGTCGGATCGGCCGCGAGAAGTCCACGCGGCCCGCACGGTCGACCGCCCAGACCGGGATGGTCCCGCCCGGATAGCGACCATGGCGGAACAGATCGCGCTCGGCTTCGCGGCGCGGAATGATGGCCGCTGGTCGCCGCCAGCCCATGAAGGCCGCAGCCGCCGCCTCGCGGTCGCCCGCGTTCAGGCGCCGCGTGAGCGCAGCCTTGGCGATGCCGCCGGTGTTGTAGTGGAAGCTGACCAGTGCATCGAATTCGTGCGGCGCCAGCGGCGCCTTCACCGCGCGCAGCACGGCGGCCTCGTAGCGCGCGATGTCGGTCCGGAAGACCCGGAACGCCTCGCGGATCCCGGCATCGAGATCGGCGGGCATGCCTCGGGGCATGGTGGTTGGATCGGGCGGCCCGGCTGCGGCCGTGTGGCCGATGCCGAAGGTCCAGACGGCCTTCGCATCGAGATAGGGTCCGGGCACGATGCCTTCGTGCCGGACGAGGGCCAGCAGGCCCCGGTCGGTCATGTGCATGGGATTACCGGAAAAGCGAGAGGACCAGGATCAGCGCCGCGACGGCGAGGCCTACCGCCAAGCGGTGGCGGAAGGCCTGCCGAGGGTCGGCAGGGTCGCAGCGCAGCGCGCGCGCGAGGCGGAGAAGCTCATTCATCGCCGCCGCCTTCCTTCGCTCGACGCAGCCGGGCGAGGACGAGTTCTATGAAGGCGGGCCCGAAGACGCCGACAAGATAGGCCGCCGAGCCCGCGGCCCCGCCCGCCGGGATCGCCTCGGGCGGCAGGCCCATCCAGCGCGCGACGACAGCCATCGACAGGCTGCCCATCCCGGCGGCGATCAGCCCGCCGAGCAGGATGTGGCGGATCGCATCGCGCAGGCGCATCTTCGTGGTCAGCGCATTCGTCGCGCCCCCGAGCGCGCCCCAGGCGGCGAGGATCACCGCAGTGGACGTGGCGAGTTCCTTCAGAACCGCAGCAATAAAGCGGGATTCATCGTTCATCGGCGCAGTTCCAGAAGCGGAATGGTGGTGATCGAGCCGAGCCGCTCGAGGTCGAGCGTCACGTCGAGCGCGTCGGTGTCGAAGCGGACCGGCACGTCGAAGGCGAAGCCCGCGGTGATGGCGACTCCCGGCGTGGGCGCGCTATCGAAGGTCACGACGCCGGTGGTCGTGTCGACGGACCAGCCAGACGGCTGCTCCACGCCGCCGAGAGCGATGCGCACGGTGCCCGCTACCGGCTTGGCAATGGCGCGCGTCCAGGATTGCGCGCCCGAGGCGTAGCGCTTCACCAGCTGGAAGGCGGTGGTCGTGCCGTCGCCGGTGCCGATGGACTGATCGGTCGGCGATGGCGTCCCCGAGGGCAGGCAGGACTTGTGGTCGCCCCAGTCCCTGAAGCGAAAGCCGTGCAGGCGACCGTTCCGCGCCTCGAAGAAGGCGACGACGGCGGCAAGATCGTCGGCGCGGCGGATGCCGTAGGCGACGTCGTAGCGGCGCCGCGAATTCGCCCAGCTGGCGTTGCGCTCCTCGTCGCCCGAGGCCAGTTCGACGATCTGCGTGCGCCGCTCCGGCCCGCC